TTGAAGAAACCCAACCGTGTTCTTTAATGTTAGGAACTAAAAAGTTAGCCCTTAAAAAACTACCCTGTAGTCCTTGTTCGTTTTGCCATTTGAATTTAAACCTATATTTTCCTTTTGTTGGTATTCCTTTTTTAGGGTCAGTTGAGAATGCTTGTTCCCCAAATTCGTTAGTATAGATATAATCCAGATTCATTGGGACATTTGCAACAAATGTTCCATCGGCATCAATAATTTTTGATCCTCCCTCAAATGAGTATTGTTCAAGTATTGGTAATCCCAATGAGTCAGAATTTATGGTTTGTCTAATTGCCAACACCTCACCAGGACCAGCAACTAATTCACATAAGTTACCTGTATTGTTTTTTGGTTTACAACTTACTTTAAGAGCGTCATCATCGGTTGTTGAGATGATTGACCCCATAAATATAGATGTGGGTTGTATGTTAATATTCGCCTGCTTTGTTAAATCGAAATCAATACGGGTAATACCCACCTGACAAAGATCGGCTTCACCCCAGAATGGACGAACATCCACATCAAATACTAAGTTTTTAATTTGTGGTAATTCCCTAAGATTTGTTGAGGTTTTAAATGTTGCACCATCAACTTGTGATTCTGTCGCTAAACCTTGTTGTATTAAATCTTGTGGTGAAAGTGAAAAACATCCCATGTCCGAGAGGTCAATATCCATTACGATTGTTTGGTTTCCAACTGGAACACCCATTATCATAAAGTCACCACTTTCATTTGTCTTAACAGTAAATCGATAATATTTATCAAAAACTTCAATATATGAAGAATCCATCAATACATCTCCCTTATTTGGAAATGATCCCGTTGATTGGTGTCCCTTATATGATGGTAATTTTGGTAATAGATTATATCTATACCCTTCCTCAGTTGTATCTCCGATTGTTTTAAACGGATAAAGTTCGGCAATAAATGGGTTTAATGAATCGGCATTATCCAATGGAATAAACACAGATACCTTAGCATTTGGTAATCCGTAACCACCATTAACAAAAACCCTACCAACAACAACTCCATAATCAGCACAAAAACGAGTGTATACATCATTTCCAAGAATCTTTAAAGAAAGTATCTCTAATTGTTCCCAATCTTGTTCTAAGTTAAGGTTAATATATTTGTCAACCCCCACTTGGGTTCTTATTCTATATGATTTAGACATTAAATGCTCGTTTTTTCATAAATAGTTTATTTCCTATTTTAGAAAAATAATCTTCTTTTCAGAAAAATAAATCGCTAAGAGAAGTTTACCGTTTTTAGGTTGAGAACTCTTATGTTAATATCCTTATTTGGATATCTAATTTGATATATTTGTGTTGGTGTTGCAAAGATTGTATCCGCAGTTGGTTGAATCTGTTTTGTTACTGGGTCAGAGTAAGGCATTGATGTTTGACTTGACGAATATTGTCCTCCAACTTGGTTGAAGAATCTAACGTCGGATACACTTACAATACCATTTTCCGATTGGACTAACCTTTTTAGTTCTGATATATTAACATTTTCACCCAATTGTCTAACAAAAGGATTAAAAAAGGTTGTTACGATATCAATAACTTTTGCAACAATAGATCCTTGATTTTGACTATTATCCAAAACAACATCAACATCAACCACTAAGTCGATTGTTTCAGCCGCCTGTATCGATATATAATCGTTTATCATTCTATAGTTTGACAGATAGTTCGCAACATTTTGTTTTAGTGTGTTAGAAACAACATTTGATAAACTACCATTTAAATCGTAAGACAACATTTTAATCGTTATCTTATTATTTTCTTCAGTAATAGCAACCTTTGCTGGTGCTCCGAACTGAGATGGCATTGTTCTAATAATTGAATTATAATCATTTACTGTAACAGCTCTGTGTTGTGCCGCAAAGTTAAACGAAACCAAATTTCTAACATCTTCTGTTGTTGGTGGGTTAGCACCCCCAATTGCCGCAGTCACATTATTACAACTTAAACTATTAATAACACTTCTATTTACAGAATCAGATGGTCCATTTATTGCAAATGACACGGTACCAATTTGGTTTATTGTATTTATACCTAAATTACTTCCCAAACCACCACCAATTCTATATTGAACAAATAATGTTGTATTTACGGGTAAAGCAGATCCTAAAGCTAAATTATTTGTATACCTACTTAAATCAAATCCTTTTCCGTCACTAGCAAACTCTCTAAGTTGAGCTTCAGCAGAAATATTACCACCACCAAATGTCATTTTACAGAATCCTTCAGGGGTATACTCACTAATAAACTTTTGTGATGTTGAAATATATCTGCCCACTTTAATACCAGGTTGATCCGATACCTTAGTTGGGTCTTCAACAAATACTCTATCTTGTACCAAGGCATCTACCTCAAACCATCTATCAGGACCTACCGTAATAAAATCTTGCGGTTGCGGAATTGTTGAGTATTGTGTCCCACTTTTTAATAATACACTTGTTATGCCTAAAACATTTTTTTCAGGTAAAAACAATTCCAAATAAGGCCTATTATCGTTAGGTGTAATTACTCTCTTATATACCTTTGTAACACCATTAACAACAACTTCTCTTTTTGTTATTGTATAGTTAATTAATTTACCACTAGAATCAAAATTTGGGACTTTAACCCTATTTGGTGCCCCATCACCGTTTATTGGTGACGCAAAATCAATGTCGTAAACCGTTTCAAATGGTTGACCAGCACCACTAACTTGTGATCCCCTTCTTAAAACCCCACAATATCTTAAATCTTCTCTATCACCAAATGCTGGAACCGTAATTGAAAAATCAATTAAAGCGACAGATGGTCTTTGTCCCGGAACTTTTAAACCATACGTTCTTGCTATATTATAGACCGAAGATTTTTGTTGAGCATATTGTAATACCGTTTCTTGTATACTTCTATCTATTTGAAAGTTTAAATTATCTGTGACAGCGGCGTTCATATCCAACATAACCGAGAATATACCCGCATCATTAAAGTTTTGAACTAAATCGGGGTAATAAGTTTTTGTAAAATTAATTAACTCCGTCCTTACACCTTGAAAATCCCTTACGGTATAAGATATTTGTTTTTCTGCCATATAATATTAAATATTGATTATTATGAAATCACTTGATTCAAATGCCGAATCTGTAATTTTATAATCTATTTTTATTTTTGCGGTGTGTTCTAATTGACTAATGTTAGTCACCCTAAATTCCCTTTCCCCATATTTATTTACAGTATTACCTTTATTTTCCAAACCCGCAGATCCAGGTTCTACCGTTATTGTGGTTACTTGTAGATTTGGCATATATTTACCAATAGAGTCTCTAATTTCAGATTCTATATCAGAAAATGTTGGTCCGTCTAATGGTTCAAAAATATATTCATATAATCTACTACCAAAATCAGGTAAAAAATATCTTGATCCTTTTCTTGTTAATAATAAATGAACCAAGTTACTTCGTATCTCAGCTTCAGTTGTGTTATTAACATCTAAATACCTACCATCAAATGAATCAACAAAAGGAAAATTTATACCATATGTAATACCATTATTTGCCATATCCTATAAATATAGTGTTGTATTTTTTTAAGTAAAAATTATAGAAATAAAAAAACCCTCCTTTGTGGGGAGGGTTAATAATATTTTTCTTTTTTTTAGTATCTTCTATTTCGTCTATAATAACTTTCATTCGTGCTAGACTTATCTTTAGCCAATAGTTTTGCTAATCCCATTAATAATGCAGTAACCCCCCAACTAATTGCGAATCCCGCAAGTATAGGTGCTCCAACAGTGCCAGCTAAAAGACCACCAATTACTATTGCTGCCGGAACTCCGCCAAAAGCTTTAAGATTTCCTTCCCCTATTCCGTGTAGAATATTGGCAACCTTTTCTTTTGGGTCCATATTCTCATCACCTTCACTCATTTCACCACCAATATTATCAGCTACATTTTGAACTGCGGTATGAGCTTCTTTTGGTGAAGTATATGCGTTGATGCCCAAATCATTTAAAGACGATTTGAGTTTTTCTTTTTCTTCATCGCTTAGATTAGAATAGATATTTTCAATTTTCATTTCAACTTTAGGTTTGTTAAGAATTGACTCAACATTGCTAGCAATTTCATCTTGTTCTTCTTCTTCTCTAATAACCCGTCTAACTAAGTTAGATAAATCTCTTTCTGTTAATCTTATAATTTTTCCCATAATTTTTTAATATTTTCTTCTTTTATTATATCTTTCGGATAATTGTTCATCTTCCATCCCACCGTCTTCATTATTACTTCTATGTTTGTATCCAGCAGATTGATTGCTAACACCTAATTGATTTCTTTCTATTTTAATAGCATATTCTAACGCCTGAAGATCTTTTTCAATATCGTCGTTATTTCTAGATCCCATACCCCCACCATTTGATTCTAAAAATTCACTAACAGTGTCCATTGCTATTTTAGTAGAGGAGTTACCTCCCATTTCAGATTGGTCATCGATTTCATGGATTGCTCGTCTAACTAATCTTGATAAATCTCTTTCCGTTAATCTTATTGTTCTTCTCATAATTTTTTAATTTACATATAAATATACCATTAAAAAAAAAAATCACTAATTTCTTAGTAATTCTTGTATATTTTTATTTCCCTTTTGATAAATAGGTTCGTAAGGGCAATGTTTGCATTTTGATCCGCAACAACTTCCTCTTTTTATATGGTATGATTCTGTCATAACAAATCTACCATTATCATCTTTATAAAAGTCAGGTTCAGGAGACTTCTTTTTTGTTATCTCCTGAACATATAACTGTTGTATCCAATCGTTTGATGAATTTACTTTCATTATCAAGCAATTTCACACCCATTAGCCCCACAAGCAATCTCACCGCTCAAATCGGTATTGTCTTCTAATTCAATCACTTTTGTAAGGTCAACATTTTTTAATGTTTTAACCAATCTTTCAAAATCCTCTTCCGTACAATCCTCAAAAGGTGCTTGAGTATAAGTTCCCCCATTATATGGTAATACGGACAATCCATTGTATGCTTTTCGATTATTCCACATCCATTCACCAACTAAATCCCATTCATCTTCTTTAATTGAAACTGTTGCTGATACATTATGAGTATTTTGTCCCAATCTATGTCCTGGT